CGCTTCTTCCAGCTGTGAACGGTTGCGGGTTTCTCTCCCAGCATTTCAGCAATGCGGGCGATGCGGTATCCCTGAAAGTACAGGATAAGAGCCTGTCTGCGGGGATCGAGGTCTGCGGGCGTCAGTGTTGTATTCATTGCCCCAAAATACGGCCCCGACGCCGCCTTTTCTGCCGCATCTGATTGTGTGGTTCCCCCCACAATGCCAGCCCGTTGTTTCAGCCCCCCCATCACCGCAAACATAAGGCCTCACAGAGTTATTTCTCAACGGAGCCTGGCTCATGACGGTAAAAGCAAAACGTTTTCGTATCGGGGTGGAAGGTGCCACCACGGACGGACGCGAAATCACGCGCGAATGGCTGGTACAGATGGCCGCCGCGTATAACCCGGAGTTGTACACGGCCACGATCAACCTTGAGCACATCAAGTCTTACTCCCCGGACAGCACGTTTAACCGCTACGGCAAAGTGACGGCGCTGGCGGCAGAGGAAATCAAGGATGGGCCGCTGGCCGGAAAGATGGCGCTGTATGCGGACATCGAACCGACGGACGGTCTGGTGGCGCTGGTTAAGCTTGGCCAGAAGCTGTTCACCTCAATGGAAATCAGCCCGAAATTTGCCGACACCGGCAAGGCGTATCTGATTGGCCTGGCTGCCACTGACGATCCGGCCAGCCTCGGGACAGAAATCCTGACGTTCAGCGCAACGGCCACGCGTAACCCGCTGGCAAACCGCAAGCAGTCACCTGAAAACCTGTTTTCCGCCGCTGAAGAAACGGTTATCGAACTGACGGAAGCCCAGGACGACAAGCCGTCCCTGTTCACCCGCGTTACCGCGCTGTTCAGCAAAAAAGAGCAGCCCGACGATGCGCGCTTTTCTGACGTCCATAAGGCGGTGGAGCTGGTTGCCACCGAGCAGCAGAGCCTGAGCAGTCGCACGGATTCCGCGCTGAGCGGGCAGGCCGAACGGCTGAGCCAGCTGGAAACGGAGTTGCAAACGCAGCAGGCCGCTTTCTCTGAGCAGGTGGCCGCATTTAACGAACTTCAGGCGCAGCTGAGCCGTCAGGACAGCCGCACCGATTATCGCCAGCGTGCGCCGGGCGGTGACGTACCGGCTGGCGGCCTGACCAATTGCTGATGGAGCAACAAACCCGATGAAACAGAAAACCCGCTTTGCCTTTAACGCCTACCTGATGCAGCTGGCCCGCCTGAACGGCGTGGAGGTCGTTGACCTGTCGAGCAAATTCAACGTGGAGGCGTCCGTGGCGCAGACGCTGGAAGACCAGATCCAGCAGTCGGCCGCATTTCTCACCAACATCAACGTGATCGGCGTGGCCGAGCAGTCCGGCGAGCTGCTGGGGCTTGGCGTGGGCAGCACCATTGCTGGTACCACCGACACCACCGCGAAAGACCGTGAGCCAACCGATCCAACGGTAATGGCGGGCGTCGAGTACAAGTGTGAGCAGACCAATTTCGATACGGCGCTGACCTACGCGAAGCTGGACATGTGGGCCAAGTTCCAGGACTTCCAGGTGCGTATCCGGGACGCGATCATCAAGCGTCAGTCGCTGGACCGCATCATGATCGGCTTTAACGGCGTGAAGCGCGTCAAAACCTCCAACCGCGCAGAGAATCAGCTGCTGCAGGACGTGAACAAGGGCTGGCTGCAGAAGGTGCGTGAGGATGCGCCGGATAACGTGCTGGGCAGCAAAACGGCAGAAGATGGCACCACCACAGCCGCACCGGTGAAGGTGGGCAAAGGTGGCGCTTACGCCAACCTGGACGCGCTGGTGATGGATGCGGTCAATGAGCTTATCGATCCGATTTTCCAGGACGATGACGAGCTGGTTGTTATCTGTGGCCGTGAGCTGCTGTCTGACAAGTATTTCCCGCTGGTCAACAGCGATCAGGCCAATACGGAAAAGCTGGCTGCTGACCTGATTATCAGCCAGAAACGCATGGGTGGCCTGCAGGCAGTCCGTGCGCCGTACTTCCCGGCCAATGCGGTGATGATCACCCGCCTGGATAACCTGTCCATCTACTGGCAGGAAGACACCCGCCGCCGTTCGGTTATCGACAATCCGAAGCGTGACCGCATCGAAAACTTTGAGTCGGTCAACGAAGCCTACGTGGTTGAGGATTACCGCTGCGCCGCGCTGGTAGAAAACATCACCATCGGCGACTTCTCAACCGTGGCACCGGAAGCAGGAGAGTAACCCATGAGCCTGAGTCCCGCACGGCAACACCGCCAGCGCATTCAGGCCGAACAGGCCGCCCGTCAGGGCGGCAGCGTTCGCCATGAAAAAGGCTATGACCTGATGCTGATGCAGCTGGGTGAAGACCGCCGCCGCCTGAAGGGCGTTCAGTCTACCGTCAAAAAAGCCGAAATTAAGCTGGAAGTGCTGCCCAAATATGCCGCCTGGGCGGAGGGCGTACTGGCCGCTGACGGTGCGCGTCAGGATGACGTGCTGATGTACGTGATGCTGTGGCGTATCGATGCAGGGGAATATGCCGGTGCGCTTGCTATCGGACGCCACGCACTGAAACACGGCTGGGTTATGCCTACCGGCTTTAACCGGAACGTGCAGACGCTGTTGACGGAAGAAATGGCCGATGCCGCCAAAGCCGCCCTTCTGGCCGAAACCCCGTTTGATGCTGAGCTGCTGCTGCAGACGCTGGACGCGATCGATGGTCTGGATATGCCTGACCAGTCGCGCGCCCGTCTGCACAAGTCTATTGGCTGGGTACTGACGGAAAGCAATCCCGCGTCAGCGCTGAACCATCTGAAGCGCGCCCTGCAGCTGGATGAAAAATGTGGCGTTAAAAAAGACATTGAGCAGCTGGAGCGGAAAATCCGCAACGCCAACTGACAACCGGACGTGCCCACGCGCGGGGCGGCACGGGGTGGCGACAGGCAGAGCCGCATCAAAACCCCGTCCACCGCCCAACTATTCAGGAGTAAAAAGGCATGCAGTTTGTAGCGCCGGAAAAGGCGACGGGAACGCCGGAAATTATCCCCAACAATTCATTCTGGCCGGACATCGATCTGGCGACGTTTCGCAGCGTAATGCGCGTAGACGGTACCGTGACGCCGCAGCGCCTTAAGCAGGTGGTGCTTACAGCGATGGCGGAGGTCAATGCGGAGCTGTATCCATGGCGCGAGCAGCAGGAGCTGCGCGGATTTAACAATCTGGACGGAGTACCGGCGGAGCAGCTGGCCGGGCGCAGCGTGCGCCTGCATCACTACGAAAATGCAGTATGGTGCTGGGCGCGAGCGGTGCTGAACGAGCGCTATCAGGACTTTGACGCTACCGCTGCCGCAGCGAAGCGAGGGGAAGAACTGGAAGATGCTACTGGCGACCTCTGGCGCGACGCCCGCTGGGCCATCAGCCGCGTACAGAATGCGCCGCACTGCACGGTTGAGCTTATCTGATGAAAGTGCGTGCGCTGCAATATGACACGGTGGACGCACTCTGCTGGCGTCATTACGGGCGCACGCAGGGCGTGACGGAGCAGGTGCTGCAGGCGAATCCGGGACTGGCCGATCATGGCCCGATTTTACCTCACGGCCTTGAGGTTGAGCTGCCGGACTCTGCGCCTGCTGCCACCTCTCAGACCGTTCAGCTTTGGGACTGAATCATGATGGAGAAAATCAGCACCGTTATCACCTGGTGCATTGCAATTCTGATGGCATGGCTGGGCGATCTGTCGCTCAAGGATATTTCAACGGTGGCCGGATTGCTGGTCGGGATCCTGATGGCGTTCATCAGCTGGTACTACAAGCGCAAGACCTACCAGCTGCTTGCCAGCGGGCGTATCAGTCGGGAGGACTATGAATCTGCAACTCGTTAAGCGTTGCGCCGTGGGTGTGGTGCTGGCAATTGCCGCCACGCTGCCCGGCTTCCAGCAGCTGCACACCTCCGTTGAGGGGATGCGGCTGATTGCGGACTATGAAGGCTGCCGCCTCAGTCCCTATCAATGCAGTGCGGGCGTCTGGACAGACGGGATCGGAAACACCCACGGCGTGGTGTTGGGAAGGACAATCACGGAGCGGCAGGCGGCGGGGAATTTCATCACCAACGTGTTGCGGGTCGAAAGCGCGCTGGCGCGCTGTGCCGGGGTGGGGATGCCGCAAAAGGTGTATGACGCGCTGGTGTCTTTTGCGTTCAACGTCGGCACCGGTAACGCCTGCGCTTCGACGATGGTGAAGCTGCTGAAGACCGGGCGCTGGCGCGATGCCTGCAATCAGCTGCCCCGGTGGGTGTACGTCAAAGGCGTGTTCAATCAGGGGCTGGATAACCGCCGTGCGCGGGAACTGGACTGGTGCTTAAAGGGTGCCGGTACATGATGCGCCCAATCGTCCTGATTATGGCTTTGCTAATTGCGGCGCTGGGCTGGCAGTCGTGGCGGCTGAATAACGCCAGCCACACGATTGAAAGCCAGGGCAAAGAACTGAACAGTAAAAAGCAGGCGCTCACGCAGAAGAACAGCCAGCTGATTGCCCTGAATATCCTGACGCAGACCAGCAGCCAGGCGCAGACGCAGCTTTATGCCGCGGCTGAAAAAAATAACACGCTGCTGCGTGACAGGCAGCGGCGGATTGAGGAACTGAAGCGTGAAAATGAAGAACTTCGTATATGGGCTGATTCCCTTCTGCCTGATGCTGTTGTCCGGCTGCGCACAAGACCGGCCATCGCCGGAGGTGAATCTTACCGTGAGTGGCTGTCCCAAAATCACCCGGTGCCACCTGGGGCCGTCAGCACCCCGAAGTAACGGCGAGCTGCTGGCCGCACTGGATGACGCTGAAGCCGCCTGGGCGAACTGCGCCGATAAGGTGGACACCATAGTGATCTGTCAGGAAAAAGACGATGAACAAGCCGCAGTCCTTACGAAAAGCCCTGAATGATGCCGTGCCATACGTGCGCGAAAATCCTGACCGGCTGCATCTGTTTGTGGATAACGGTTCGCTGGTTGCCACGTCAGCAACTTCCGTTTCGTGGGAGTACCGTTACACGCTGAACATCGTCATTACGGACTTCACCGGCGATCAGAATCTGCTGATGGCACCCGTCCAGTTCTGGCTTCGCGATAACCAGCCTGACGCGCTGCAGAATACGGCAGAGAGGGAAAAGCTGTTTACGTTTGAGGTGGATATTCTTGGTAATGACCGCTGCGATCTGAGCCTGAATCTTAAGCTGACCGAACGGGTGATCGCCCGCGAGGTGGATGGCGTGATGCAGGTGGAGGCCGTGCCGGAGCCTGAGCAGCCGGACGAATTCTGGGCATCACATCAACATGGATAATTTGCAGCAGGTTGATGCCTGGCTGGCCGCGCTGCTGAATCAGCTGGAACCCGCCCAACGTTCACGGATGCTGCGCGAGGTGGCGCGGGATGTGCGTAAAATTCAGCAGGCGAACATCACCGCACAGCGCGCGCCGGACGGTACGGCATGGGAACCTAAGCGCATAACGGCCAGAACGAAGAAAGGCCGCATTCGCCGGAAAATGTTCACAAAGCTAAAAACGGCGAAGTACCTAAAGGCGCAGGCCAGTGCGAATCAGGCTGAGGTATCTTTTACCGGGCAGGTGCAGCGACTGGCCCGCGTGCATCACTACGGGCTGAGGGATAAGGTGAATCGGCGGGGTACTGAGGTTAAATATGCAGAACGCCCACTTTTAGGTGTGAATAGTGACGTCGAGAATTCAGTGAAGGACTCACTCCTGCGCTGGCTGAGTGAGTGAAGATTTTCTTAATCCGATATTCTTGCTCTTACCGATATAACTTATCTGACAGATGGCTGTTGGTGAAATTGAAGGTTGTCACTCAATTTTCTGAGTAATGACGCGTTAACGATTGTATGTCCTTATAAGCGGTAATTCGCTAATTTTAATTAAACTGGTAAGTGTAGGAAAGTAAGAACCGCTTATCAGGATCTTCCAGATAGGTGTTGTTGTCCATCAGGAATGTAAGTAGATTGAAGGAGTTATGCTTGTTCAGGGAGTAACCCAGACCCAAACCGCCGAAATAGCCCTTATAATTCTCGCCATCGTCATTTTTTGAACCATACGAGCCGGCAGCAAAAGCAATGGCCCTCAGATCGGAGGTCAAGGGTTTCAAAGTAAACAAACCAAGATAGCCGCTACTGCCCGAGGTGGTTATTGTGTCTAACCCCAAATCGGTGGACCCACTGGCTATAATTTCTGGTGAAGGGCATTTAGAGCTTCCATCCGTTTTGCATCCTAGTGTCTCACCTGTGTTATAGGTATAGCCTGCCATTGGGAAAATCTGAAATCCCGCAGGTTCAATACCGAAATAACTTAATGGAA